CCAGCCATCTGTAGAGCAGAAGCAACGTCTGAAGAACAGATAACGATGTTACCCTTACCACGACGAGTCTGCTTGGCGATCTGGTTAGCTTCTCTTTCAAGCTGGAACATAAGACCCTTGAACTTTTCAACTGACCAACGACCGTTTGAGTCGGTGTCAAGGTCGAATACGCCCTGAGTAGTTGTGTTGTCCATAGCGCCACGAACAGCTGTTACGTTGATTGTACGTACAACTTCACGGTTGATTTCAGCAAGAATTTCAGCTGAAAGAATATTTGACAATTCTGTTTCAGCGTCTAGACCATGGATAGCCTTAAGATCCTGGGCCAATTCCATAGTGTATTCTGCCTTTAGAGCACGTGACTTAGCAGTAACAGTTACCTTCTCGATTGAGAAAGCCATCTGATTGAAGTCGCTGCTTGTGTCAACGCCAAGAGCTTCTGCAGTTGCAGTTGACATGCCAGAACCAGTGTTGTAGTTAGCAACAGTAGTTAGTCTAGTTGTACCAGTGTCGCCTGGGATAGTACCAGTGAACTTCTGACCGAATGTGTCAGCGCCAGAAACAACAGAAGAGAACGCAGTGTTAACTTCATTGTAGAATGTTTCGTTAGCCTGAACGCCATTAGCGCCGCCGTTGCCGTTAGCCTGGTCGTTGTACTTGGAACGCATTGCGAAGATAAGTCCAGTTGGACCAGTCATTGGCTGAACGCCGCAGATATCATAAGCAATAAGGTTAGGCATTGCACGACGTACAAGGCTGATCAATACTGGATCGAAAGTATCAATACCGCCAGTACCTGAAGTGGAAGAAGATCCACCCATTGAGTTAACTGGAAGGCTACCGCCAGTACCAGTTTCGTTAAGTGTCTGGAATGAACCATGAGCGCCTGATTCACGAAGAGCACGTTCAGTGTTTTCGAGAACTACAGCAGTTACTGAACGACGAGTTGCGTCAGTGATTGGTGATAGATCGGCATGCTCAAGAATTGGCTGCCACTTTCTTTGAATTTCCTCAGCTAGATACATTTTTGTCTCCCTTTCTAAGCTAGGTTATTATTATTTATAATAATTACTTTTTAATCGTTTTTGAAATTGCCTGAGCATAACGGCTCATTACTGGATCAACGGATACAACATCAGAAGATGTGTCGCCTTCAAAAGTCTCTTCTACGATATTAGTTGAGACTGGTGCCTTCTTTTCAGTGGCGAAATAGTTTTCCTTGATGATAGCAAGCTTACGTGAATAAACTCCTAGATCACCATCAAAGTCAACACCTTCTGCAAGTGCTGCAAACTTTTCCTGCTGTGAAAGCGCAAGATCAGAAAGGAATGATTCAAACACTTCTTTCTTTTCTACTTCAACAAAAGCCTTCTTCAATTCAACGTTTTCGCTAATTGATTCAGTAAGCTTTTCTTCGAGCTGCTCTACCTTTTCGGCAAGCGACTCAATTACATCGATCTTTTCCTGAGGAACGTCGATGTAATGCTCAGCAAAGAGACCCTTAAGTCCTTCGATGAATTCTGATGCTAGTTCGTTACGTAGAGTTGATTCGATGGCAACAGAATTATCTTCCATCCACTGCTCAACTACGTAGTCTAGATAAGTATCAACCTTATTTGTAAGTTCTTCGTTGATTTCAGCAACTGCTTCTTCAAGACGAGTTTCGAATTCTTCTTCAAGGCGGGCTTCTTCAATGATAACACGAGCTGCTACAGCTGCTTCGAATACAGTTGATACTTTTTCCTTGAATTCTTCAGTAAGATCCTGACCAGAAAACATATCTTCTACATCTTCTTTAACATGAAGCTTTGGCATTGCGTCGCGTGTCTTTGGCCCCTTACCGCCCTTCATATCAATTGAAGACTGATTTTGAGCTGACTTATCGCCAACACCATAATCTTTACCTGGACCAAATACAGCCTGTGCCTGAGTGAACCACTTTACAAGGTCCTTCTTTGGCATAGTATCCATACCATGAAGAACAGCTGTCATCATTTCGATGCGTGATTTTGGATCAGAAACTGACTTAGAACCTGGCTTCAAAGAATCCTGGGCAATAGTGCCTTCATTCATCTTCTTCATTTTCTTTTTGCCGGATTCATCTTCCTCGTCGTCGTCTTCTTCGTCGTCATCGTCTTCCTCATCGTCGTCTTCTTCACGATTTTTCATCATAGCCTTTTTCTTGGCTTCTTCAAGAGAAGTTTCGATAAGTTCTTCTTGGATGGTTTCTCTTTGCTTTGTCATTTAATAGATCTCCTTACTGGAATATAATTTATTTATAAAACTTATTTTTTCAACGTTAACGACGTTAGGTAGTTTTCGAAAATGGCAAATTTACTTTCTTCAATTTGACTTACAGTCATTTTATTCATAGCTTTTTTCATGTTATCAAGTTTTTCTTCGTGCCATGTATCTTTAACTGGGTCATAAAGCCATTCAACGCCTTCCATAATACCTTTAACAAAAGCATCTGGAGCGGAAGGATCAGCAACGATATCAGCAGCTGTTGCTAGATGAAAATCTGGTCCAACAACCATCGCACCATCTTTACCTGGAGTAAGTGTACCCATACCACGAGAAGATACGCCTAGATTAGCGCCTGACTTCAATAAACCTTTGGCAATGTTACCCATTGGCGTTTCGGTAAGTTTTGCCTTACCGATAAAGTTATCACCATCGCGACGTAGTTCTGTAATGATATGAGATACGCGATCAAGATTAATTGATGGCCCTTGTGGATGCCCTAATTCACCATAAGCGCGATTGTTTTTAACAACATCATTCATATAACGGTTTACTTCATTTTCCATAATATTTATTGGATAAATTCTACCGTTACGATTTTTCTTGTTTGCCTGTAAGAAGATACCTTCAATAAAATGCTGCTTCTCACCGCTTTCTGTAGCTTCAGCAATATATTGAACATCTTCAAAAAGTTCAGTGATAAGTTTCATTTTTATTATCCTTTTGGCCAAGCTATAGCAGCGGCTTTCATATTAGACCCAATAAGTAAATCTGTAGCTGCTTTTTGGACTATTACACTTTCGTTGTTTCCTACAGGTATATCGGCGTACTGTGTTGTGTTAGCGTATTTAAATACCAACGTTGCGGCTGCGCCAGTATTAAGAACCTTAACTATAGTTGCACCACCTATACTATTAGCTGTAGTGTTGATATCAATAGTGTTTGCTAGAGGTTTAATTATCTGGCTCATACGTTTTGTCCTGTGTTAACGTCTACTGACATATTAGGTAGTGTAATTGGTGTATCTGTTTGTTCGTTTTCTTCATGATCGCCATAAACCATGTAATCGTGAACGTCGCTTACATATGATTTAGCTTGAGCAATTTTAGCCTGACACCATGGTTCAACATGCATACCTTGTGGCATTTGCATTACTAAGTGCATTGCTTTGTTAGCAAGCGCCTTTAGTTCTGCTTTCACCATTTCGATAGCTTCATCGGATTCTCCACGTGGAGGTTGATCGCCGCCAAGAAGTGGCTCTACTGCATAAGCTTCATTCATAGCCTTTACATGTTTTCTAACTTGCTTATTGATAGCGTCTGGGTGTTCACCAGTTTTTTTTGAAAGCATATTTACATGAGACTTATAACGGCTAGCAGTTTCTGGCGTTCCACCACCAGTTACATAATCTTTATACTTCTTAGCGATTTCATGAGCGTCTTCTAAAATTTCTACTTCTTCATTACGCTGTTTTTGGTAATAAGCAGCAAGCGCCATCTGCTTACGTTTTTCTTTTGACTTACCCTTGAACTTAGGATTATCAGAATGAACGAAATCAGAAATAGTTTCGCCAGCAGTTGTTGACTTAGTTAGTACTTCGTCAAGAGCTTCTTCTTTTACATTACCGCCATGAGCCTTAGCATAAGAATGATTAGGGTTCCATTCAAATGCATGATTAATTTTTCCACCTTTGGCACGAAATACATGCATAGTATTCGATTTAGCATGATAGTAAGAATGTTCTGTTCCTTCAGGATTTTTATAATTTGCATTATTACCCTTGCTTACGTAACCAGAGGCTTTTAATTCTTTATGATGAAGTTTAGAATCTTTTCCATGTAAGTCTTTGCGACCTGTTGTCTGAATACCTTCATTAATAGTTTCTTCTTTAACAGCTTTTTCTTTCTTTTCCTGTTCCATACCTTTAGCACGAAACTTATTAGCCTGAGCTGCACGCTTTTTAAAAATAGGTCCAGAACGCCCCTGAACATCAGTCATAGCAACCTTAGCTGCCTTATGAGCTGCACGATGTAAAAGATCAGTTGATAGTTCGTCGATCTGTTCTACTTCTTCTTTAGCCATTTTATCGACAGCTTTATCAATTCCTTTACGGCGATTCATAAGCTTGTTCGTATCAACTTTTTCACCTTTACCTAATGAATACTGTTTCGATAATGCGTCTCTTGTTGCGCCTTGAACATAACCGCCAAGAGTTTTATTTGATAATTCTTTAAGTGGCCCAGCACTCATGCACTCCGCCACGCCATGTATCGGACATTCAGTTACTTTTGGAGTGCTGTTGCACTGAACGTCCTCAGCTTTTTTTGATTCGGAAACTTCTTCATTAGTTGTACTTGTTACAACTCTGTTACCTTTTTCGTCGTTATAACCTTTAGTAACACTTTTTTTACCATCTTTATAAGTTGTAGAAGTAAAAGGAACTTTACCGCCATGCTTTTTAGCAGTATCGCCTAAAATTTTCTTAGCTGAATCAGATACTTCTTCATTAGTAGCTTTTGATTGCTTCTTATAAGGAGCTTCTTTTGCCTTATCAGCAAAGTTTGGATTGCCCGCAGGATCATCCCACTTCTGAACCGAATGCTTTGCAACGAAATCAGCTTCATCCCCAGCCTTTGGCTTGTAATCTACGCCTGGGTCTTTTCCAATGGAAAGCTGACCAGTTTCAGATGATCGTACGCCTTTAATAGTATCATGTGCTTGTTTTAGAATATCTTTAAGATACTTCGCCATCTGTTGTTTCCTCTTGGTCTAATTCTTGTTCTAATTCGTAGTCTTCACTAGCAGGCTGATCATTAAACAATGATTGAGCAATTTCCATTTTTCTATTATCAACAGCGGCGGCAATTCTGCTTACCATTAACGAATCAAAAGCGTTTTGAAAATCAAGTGGCTTTTGTTCGTATGATGTTGAAATTAAATCCTGCACTGAAACTTCGTTTTCCATTGTGTTCTCCATTATTTATTCTTTGAAAGTTTTTGTGATGCAGATTTTAGTTTTGCTTCATCTGCTAATGTTCTATTCTTTTTCTTAGAAAGAATTTCATAATCTGATTTCGCTTTGTTTATTTCTTTGTTCTTTTGATCAGTTTCTGGTGTAGCATCTGTATCTTCATCGTTAGCTAATGGATTTTGTTCTATAGAGCCATCCATAGGCATACCTGTTTCTGGATCTTGACCGTTCATCATCATCTGCTGATCCATCGGGTTCATCCAACGCTTATCGCCAGAATCAACTTCTTCGTTAATTTGTTTATCCTGCTCTTCAATATCATCCTCTGACTGCTGAAGAATATTTTTACGAAGCCATTCATGAGAATAATACTTACCAATCATATCCTGCATATTACGTGCAAGATTAATGCGGTTGTCAAGAATTTCGCCATCTTTAAGTTCACTGAAATAGTTGTCTTTAGCGAATTCGTACTTAACATCTTGAGCAATATTTTGCCAATCTTCAATAGTCATGACCTGCTTAAGAACAAGCTGCTTTTCAAGCATAGCCGTGAATAGGTTAGAAAATTTACCGCGAAGGCGAGAAATAAAACGTGAAAACTTTAGTTCGTCGCGGGTAACTTCTGTTGCGCGACCAAGAGAGAATAGGGCGTCTGAATTGAGACGATTGATAGGCACATTCAATGTACCATAAAATTTTTTCTGAAAGTAAAGAACGTCATCCATCTGACCGAGCGTTTGACCGCCAGGTAGTGTTGTAACTTCAGTACCCTTGCCACCGTCACGACGTGGAAGCCAATAATCTTCAAGCATAGTCATAAACTTACGATCGTCACGAATGTTACCAGAGTCGGCATCATAGATAAGGCGGTTCTTATGCTTTACCATGATATCACGAACATACTGTTCGGCTTTAACCTTTGGAAGATTACCAACGTCAATATACCAGATACGACGTTCTGGCGCACGTGCTAGGCGATAGATAACAAGAGCGTCTTCAAGTGTACGTAGCTGATTAAGAGCTTTAATAGCCTTATGAAGGTAAGAAAGAACCATCGTTCCCTGTGTATCAGTCAACCCTGATGTGACGTGAACAATAGAGTCTTTGGCAATACGCAAACCAGTAGTTGATGGTCCAACTGTCTTATTACCGTAGTTGAAACCTTTATCATTGAAAATAAAATATTCATTCTGTGTCTTTTGTAATACTGATTCACCAGCATCACCGCCACGAACTTTTTTCTTTACAACTTCGCGAATTTTACGGATCTTGCGTGGATCAATATATCTAACTTCTTTGATACCTGCCTTAGTGTCTTTTTCGTCAATGATGACGTGATAATAAAGGCGACCGTCAATATACCAACGGCGATAAATTTCATAAGCATGACGCTGAAAATCAAGAATGTTCAATACATTCTGAAACTCGTCACGTATTGCTTTTTTCATAGTGTCTGTAATCTTAAGATTGTCTAATTCAATTTTTACAATTTCTTCTTCGTCAATTGACATTGATTCGTTAATGATTTCGTCAACTGCGGCATCGCATTCTGGCTGTAAAGCCATTTCGCGGTATTTTGTTACTAACTCTGCTTCTGTTCTAACCGTACCATCAAGATCAACGTAAGTACCAAACGAACCACCAGCCGCAACAACAACTGCACCGTCGTCCTGATCTTTAGGGGCGAACGAAGGAGCTGGGTCCGGTTGTATTTTACGTTTAAATTCAAAACCAAATAATTCTGCCATTTGTGTTCCTTCAAAAAAGAGAGGGGCTATTTGTTTTAAGCCCCTCTCTATAATTCAATAACTAAATTTAGAGGCTATTGTATATAGGTATTACGTAGCCACTGTAGTTTCTTCTGAATTATTACCGTATTCGTTGCTTAATTCTCTACCTTCAGCTGGTCTCCAGTAATCGTATGAGAATGTAACACCGAATGTTTCGATCTGATTCTGAGTTTCCCAGTTCAAATCAATAGCGTCGATTGTTGTTGGAAATGCGCCAACAACTGTATACGCACGGATAATAGTTCCGATTTTGCTATATTGTTTTACAGTTAGATTTGCTTTGTAGTCAGTTTCTACACCAAGACCATCACGCTGGTTAGCTACTAGTTTATTGATGTAATTTGACCACTTTTCCATTGCTGAACGTACAAGGAAATCTTCGTCGTTGATTACAGTGATAGTCCAATCAGCGAATGTTCTATCTCCAGCAACCTTGATCATACGACCAAAATAACCTACATCGATACTACCAACAGTTGCTGCTGGTAGTTGCGCTGCGCGACAAGTCAAAGATAGTCTTCTGCTAACTGAAACTGCGTCGTTAATGTTAACATTTGTTGGAAAAGTTATTTGAACGTCGAATAGTGATGGACGTGCGCCACCAAAAATAAGACCTTCTGATTTAAAACTTTCAATATTAAAAGCCATTTTATTACCCCTTCTTTGAGTTTTTATTTATTTATTAAAACTTACCAACAACTTCGGAGAATTGTACGCCAGTAGCGACAGCAACGAAGTTAAGTTGAATGAAGTTAATTGAACGAGCTGGCTTAATGTAAATATCACCCCAGAATTCATTACGGTCAATTCTTTCAGGGGTATTATTTGTCGCATCACAAACAACCAAGAAGTCACTGATACCACGACGAGCTTTAACTTCACGTAGATAAGGAACTACAAGGTTCTTAAACTGAGTGCGAGTGAATTCATCGTTGAATTCGAATAGTGAATACTTAGCCGCAGTTGAAATTGACTTTTCAAGTAAAATAAACAAGCGGCGAACATTGATACGATCAAAGGCAGATGGTTTAGTCTGAAGAGTCTTATCACCGTATAGAACAATTCCTTCACCAGGAATTGAAAGTACAGGGTTAATACCGTTTGAATAGATCAAATCACGTTCTGTCTGTTTTGGATTCCAACGCATACGAACAACATTCTTAAGCTGTCCACGGTTGAAACCAGCTGGAGACCACCATGGGTCACGAAGTTGGTCAGTACGGGCGCATAGACCAGCAACGTCACCATTAGTTGGTACGTAACGATAAACGTCATTGTAACGGTCATACTGATACTTATAACCTGAGTCTAGTACGGCATAAGAAGTAGAACGAAGTACGTTTCTCCAAGCTACAAGAGCTGGGGCTTCGTTAGTCTGGTTATCAAGAACAATACCGTCGTCTGGAGTAACGAAAACAACGCAGTCTTTTCTTACTTCTGCGATATTGTCGATCAACCAGTTAGCAAGCTGGAAGTTGTTAGCTGTATATTCTCCGCTTGGAGTTGTACCGCCGTATGGCTTACCCTGAAGTACGAAAGAGATAGCTACGTCTTCAGAAGAATTAAACATGCTATAGCCTTTAGCTAATGCAGGTAGACCAATGTCATCTTCGTTGTTTACTGTAGTACCGCCGATGAAGCTAGCAGAGAATGGAATATGACCAGCTACTGTCGAAGAAGCTACGTTATATGCATTAGCTGAAGCAGAACCTGGACGATCATTCAATACCCAAATATACTGAGAAGACTGATCGATAACTGTCTTGTAGTAATTTGTCTGACCGCCAACTGTCTTAGCATCAGTTGCACGTGATAGACCCTGATAAGATTCAAGGATTGCGCCTGGAACACCAGTTATTTTACCGTCTTGGTCAGTAACAACAATATGCATTGTATCAACTGCGGCTGTATTACCAAAATTAGACACAAAATCAGAAGTTGTTGGAGCGCCAGTAACGATATTGTAGAATTCCCAATAACGCATAACTGAACCGCCCGACAAATCAGTGTTTGAAGAAAGCTTATATGGTTCAGTGAAATTGATAACTTTTCCAGATGCGCCGTCTGTAACAACGTTCGCAACCTGAATATACTGAGTACCGATTGATGAATTACCTACGAATAGATAGTCGCCGTTTACAATCAACCCAGCAGCAGTTACAGCATTAGTACCTGTAAGATTTGCATAAGAAGCGCCAACTTCAATTTTAAGATGAGCGTCTGTCAAATCAATAGTTGAAGAATAAGCGTTAACGCTGTCACAAACGGAAACCTTCATAGAATTTCCAAGAGCGCCTGGGTGGCGAGCTGAATAGAAAACACCAACCTGGTTTGTAGCGAAACCAGCAGACTGCATTTCGAAATCATGACGATTCAAAATAGAAGGACCTGCTACAACTGAACTGTTGCCAGCATAAGCATTATTTGCGCCATCTGGTAGAACACGAACAACATAAAGGCTATTAGAATAGTTTAGAAAGTTAGCAGCAGTGAACCATGTTTCATAGTTATTAGCAGTTGGCCCACCAAAAATATCAACAAGAGTTGATTCTGAATCGATAAGAACACGCTCGAAAGCTGGACCTTTACTGAAAACGCCCGCAATAGCACCAACTGTTGTAGAAACAGTAGGAACAATCGTTGTAAGGTCGATTTCAGAAGTATTAACACCTGGACTTAGTTGAAATGGCATTTGGATTCTCCTTCCATTGGAAAAGGTATGATATATCTATTTTTTATTTATAATTTTTCGTTTTCTACGTCCGCGAACATCCAATTACCGAAGCTCGGTAAATCCAACATTTCAAGATCATCATTCCTACCATCGTCAACAAATCCAAAAGGAGATAAATCGTTCATTATATCGTCATCACTCTTTTCTCGGAGTTTCATCAATGTATTTATGTCTGTCATATCTTTGAAATATTGCTGATCAGATAACCAACCAAACAACACCAAAGGCATAACCATATCGTCATGTTTGCCTTCTTCAGCTTCATAACTTTGACCTTTACGAGAGAAAGTTGAAAGCTCTTCAATCGTATGAAAATCATTAATGACTAACTGATTTTGTTCGATCAAAAGTTTAAGAATAGCACATCCTGTCGCCTTAACTGGCTTAGATGTACGGATACCCTTATCAATAGTCGCTGCTTTAGCAAACCCCGTACTGATACGTTTACCCGCTCTACCAGCATTTTCGGTGAACAGCACATTATCATATTCAAAATCGAAATGAAGAGCCGAACTAACCTGCTCACCGATATCGTTAATTTCGACAAGAATAGCCGCCATATTATACGCCTTGCCTACACGATGAATAACCTCAGCATAATCGAGTGGCGTGATCATATTGCTGCGATAAACGGCAACCTGTTGATACGGCATTTGCGTAACGTCAATAACTGAGAACGCAGAGTAATCTAATCCCTTGCCTCTTGATACGTCACAAATTATAACATACACGTGACCTTTTATAGGCGTATAATATTGATTTAAATTTTCTTTAGATATAACAGGAGTCTGATGAACAAGCTCTTTTAATTTCCAGCCAGCAATAAGCGTGCCAGAGCTACCCATAAACTCAACGCAATATTCCTGTTCAAACTTAGCAACGTCAAAGTTCATAGAAGCGAGAGTTTGTTCTCTCCAAGCAGCATCACGCCCAGGAACTTTATCATATGTTACTTCAATAGGAACGTATCCGTTACGTTTTTCTCGAGCATTAACCCATAATGAATAAAAGTGATTCAATCCATTCGGCGTCGAAACGAGAACAATTTTTGATTCTGTACCGGATGAAATAGTAGGATAAACAGAGGTAAAAAAGCTATCCCAGTTTTCGATGAATGCTGCTTCGTCGATGAATAGTAGATTGATAGAGTAACCACGAATGTTATCAGATGAAGTAGCAGCGGCGATAACACGAGAGTTGTTTTCAAGTTCCATAGAACCCTTGTTCCATTCCTTGACGCCCTGCTGTAACCAACGTGGAAGATGCTGATATGCTAGCTGAATACGACCAAGAATTTCACGTGCAGTTTCACCTTTGTTGGCTAGAAGAGCAACAGTTTTCTCGGCATGAAATATGATATACCACATAACGAATGCGCAAGTAACGGTTGACTTACCAGCCTGACGAGCAGTAGCAATAATATTGAAACGGTTGTCAGCCATAGACTGCAACATTTCTTTCTGATAGTCATATAGTTTAAACGGCACCAAACCTTTATCAATATTGATAATTTTCATATAGGTTTCGGTAAAGTATACGACGTCTTCAGAGCATTTGATGTACTCATTAAACATCTCGATTGTCCACTCGATCTTTTGATCAGAGCGTTTTAATAGAGCGTTGCCGTTATATCCTTTTAGCTTTGAAAGATCAATTTCCATTATTCTTCATACTCTCGATTGCTTTCTGAAGGTCAGCAGTTGACCCAACAAAAAGATTATTCACAGTTTTAGCTTGATCACTAATTGGAGTATCTTTGGCGTCAATTTCACGGATTGTTTTTTGAAGATCAAGCAAATCTTTATTTGCCTGAAGCATAGTATCCATCAGCTTTGCTAGGACTTCAAACGCTCTTGGGTGCTGAGACGAGTCAGCTATCTGCGCTAATTTTTCAATAGCAAATGTACCGTTTTGAATGACTTCATGAATATTAGAACGAGCCATTTCAAAATCATTTTTAGCACTATCATCATGGGCTTTAGCGACGATAGATTTTACTGGGTCACTCATAGGCGTCAGGTTTAATGCTCTACCCAACGGATCATTATTTGCATTCATGTTTAATAATCTTCTTTGTTTATTACATAACCAAAATCATCTGTTGCTTTTATGTTAATAACAGGAATTGAGTTAGATGCGTTTGAGGTTGGTTGACCGTCGACTGTCAAACCAGGTTGAATTTGAGTATAAGTTATAGGATCAATAGTACCAATAACTGTATTTAATTGACCGTCTTGTACTGTTGGAGTATATAATACCGTGTTAGCAAACTTAATAATTGCGCCAGTTTTGATTGGTCCGTAAATATAACCCTTGACTGTAAAGTCTAAAGTCCATATAATTGCTTGGCGTTCAGTAAATCCACCATCATAAGTATCGTCTTGACTTATACTATTCATAACAACTGGAATATCAACATTAACTGCCATTTCCGGTATTAGGTTTACCGTTACTGTAAAATCTGGTGTGAAATATGGAAGTATCTGTTCTACAATTTTAGTTCCATCTTCCGCATTTTTAACAAGAACGTAAAGACGAAAACCGATATCGTAAGGTACAGGATTATACTGATATTGTAGTTTATTGCTGTCAGTTGACATAACTGACGTACGACCAGTAGTTCTTAATTTTCTACTTGAGTCATATCGTATGTCTGTCATTTCAAACGCCATTAATGGAAGCGGTATAGTAGCTGACTGACGATCAATATTAGGATCTTGATTTACACGAGCAAGCATTTTCTCTTTTGGAGAATACGTAATAGGAACCCTAATAAACGCTGTGATTTTATCATGAGGGTCATGACGTACAACATGAATTTCATTAAACAGCGTGCCGAATAATGTAACATATTTTCTAAGCGTTTGAAAATAAAAATTTTGATTAAACATTAAATTTGACCTTCACTAAATGGATCAACGTGCGTAAAGTCAATGAAACCTTCGCCTTCGTGTTGAATTGTATCGTTGACCCCAGTTCCGGTTATAATTTCTATATCATACTGTTCCATAACAAGGTAGTTACCCTCTTCATCCATCAATGGCGTACCATCTTCTTCCATGAGCGAGTAATCAATTATATTAGTGCTCTTTTTTAGTTGTAATAAATCAATTTCAGGTATGCCTGTATTGATAATTTCGTCTGAGTATTCAAATAACTCGCAAGTCATTTCCCAAGTTTGTAATGCACCAAGTTGATAGAACATTTCAAACTTGTTTACATACTTAACTTGGAAACATTTTTTGTTTAGTGGAAAGTAAATCAAATCACCTTCGTTTGGTCTTATCTGATCGGTTGTATTTCCAACTTCCTGAGAGAATATTCTTTGTGCTACTGAAAACACAACCTGATCGCGAATTTCAAGACCGAACTTAGACATGAAATTACCGTCGCCAGCAAAGCCATCAACTGACTTAATATACAACTCTAACATAAATGCTTGTTCGTAATATGATTGATCATCGGCTGTGTAGAGGCGATCAAAGTTACCTAGTCTACGTGGCATGTACCACATATCTTCGCCATAAATTTTAATTGATTCAATAATCAAGTTCTCAAGTAGCAGTTGCTCCTGAGACGATTTAAAATTATTGAAGAAAAAATTTGTTGCCATCTATTAGCCAATCATATCCGCAATCGGTATAGAACTATCATAGATAATTTTTTCAAGTTCTTTTCTTTCATTAACAGCGTCGTTTAGTATTTTCTCGCCATTAAATGTCAAGCCGCCAGGAAGCTGCATACCTGAAAACTTAGTTAGGTTTGATCCCCACTGTTCTTTAATTAAAGCAGTTGCATAGTTCTGAAGAAGACGTTCGCTATATCCTTTTGAGAAAACAGCAGGGTCAACAACCTGATACGCTTCAAGGAGAATATAATCACCCTCATTTATGATATTCCAATCCATATCAATATAGCATTTATTGATGATACGGTTGTAACGGAATGGCTGCTGACCAACTAGAAACTGTTCAAGGAACTGAACGTGCTGAAGTGCCATATAGTAGGGCACCATAGAAACAGAAGTCAAAGTATAAAGGTCGTTCAAGGCGATCTGATAACGAATATTGAATAAATTGTTAGTATTCAGCGCCTGACCGATTGGAAATATATTAACGACACCGATAATATTATCAGGCATCGTGATATACTTGTTTGTTTTATCTTCCGCTGTTATTCTATACTTGTAGTATGTTTTTTCAGTTCCGTCAAAATGATAGTCCCAAAAGAAACGAATAGCTTCGTCGATACGATCGTCTACTTGATCGTCATCAACGTTAATTTCAATAACAGGAGCGCCTAGTTTACGTAGACAGTACTGCTTGAATGTTTCTCTTGAATTTGGTACTGACATTTTGTTACCCTTTTTAGGTATTTATGTAATTTTATATGATGATGGCCACTCTGGCATTTGAATAAATTCTGCGTCGGTTTTCATATCACCAAGCCATACTTTCATAGATTTCCACGTACCGTCTTCATGTAAAGAATTCGATTCGACCAAAGCGATAATTTCTTCGAGCGTTTTACCTTCGTTAATTTGATCAAGAAAAAATTGTCTTTTTTTACATTTGAAACATTCGCCACAAGGGGCAACAGGTGATCTTGAACAAGAAGAAGATAAATTTATAAGTTCATTAGGCATTTCTTTTAATGCATTTGCTTGCGTATAAGGAGCATCAAGAAGTGGAAAACTAAGTTCTCCCCTTTTTGCGTTTGCTATAAATCTATCATAAAATTCCATAGAGCCAGGTCTACGAATACCGTTTTTAGTTCCGCCATGAGACCAACCGTCATTTTCTTTTTCTGTCGAGCAAACGATTTTATCTATCGTTCCTGCATTGATCATTTCGATAGAATAATCAATAAAATATGTAATAAGGCTATTAGTATTATCTAAATGAAAACGTGAAGAATCTATAGGATGTTTGATAAAGGTAAAACTTCTTACATTCTTTTTAAGCCATTCACATATATTTTGTACAACTTCACGTTGCTGAACATTGATGTTAATATTTTCATAACCTCTAATATCGTATTTTTCTACATCTTCTTTAGATAACTTTTGATTATCTAAGAAAATAGCAGTGATTTCTTCGGTAGTTGTAGAAAGTAATTTCCACAATACATAAGTTGAATCTAAACCACCAGATAAACTAATTACCGTTTTCATATTTTACCTTTAAAGAGTGTGAGAACCAACGCCATAGAAAGCGTGAATCATATAACCACCTGAATAATATATTGAATCACCGCCAGAAAAATATTGAGTAGATCCAGGGTATCTAATCGCAACCACCCCAGAGCCACCAGCTCCCGCACCGCCAG